TTTCTTGAGACTGATTCTATTTCTGAATAACTATATTTTATCATTCCTTTTATTAGTTGTAATATATAAAAAAATTTTTAAATCAATTTAATATATTATAAATTATTAAAAATTGAAACACACTTAAACAATTAATAATATATTAAAATAATAATGAGTAAAATGATAACTACATGGGAAGATGAGGAATTAAATCTTAAAGATAATCTACTAAGAGGCATTTATGCGTATGGTTTCGAAACACCGTCGCCGATTCAAAAATCTGCTGTACCAACTATGGTGGCAAAAAATAAAGAAGGGGAAAGAAGAGATATTATTGCACAAGCTCAGTCGGGTACAGGAAAAACTGGTGCTTTTACAGTTTCTACATTACAAATTATTGATGAATCTGTAAAGCAAACACAAGCATTGATTATTGCTCCAACGCATGAATTAGCTAATCAAATTTGTCATTGTGTTAATGAACTTGGTAGATATTTGAATATTAAAGTACAACTTTTAGTTGGTGGTACATCTGTGGAAGGAGATAAAGATAAATTAGATAACGATACACCTCATGTTGCAGTCGGTACTCCAGGAAGAGTTCATGACATGATTAGAAGGAAATATTTAAATGTATCTACACTTAAGGTACTCGTTTTGGATGAGGCAGATGAAATGTTATCCACAGGATTTAAAGAGCAAATGTATAAAATTTTCCAGTTTATGCCTAATAAAATTCAAATTGGTTTATTTAGTGCAACAATGCCTGAGGAACTAAAACTATTAACTGGTAAATTTATGAGACACCCATCCGAAATTCTAGTAAAAAATGACAATCTTACACTACAAGGCATTGCACAATATTATATTAGTCTAGATGATGACCATCAAAAGTATTTAACTATTAAAGATTTGTTTTCACAAATGGCTGTAGCACAGTCTATTATTTATTGTAATAGTACTAAAAGAGTTGATGATTTAGAAGCTGCTATGCAAGAGGATAATTTCCCAGTTAAAAAAATTCATGGTAAAATGGACGAACGTGAAAGAAAAACAACACATAAAGAATTTAAAGCTGGTGCTTGTAGAGTTCTAATTACATCTGATTTATTTGCTAGAGGAATTGATGTTCAACAAGTTAGTATGGTAATTAATTTTGATTTGCCCAAGAGTGAACACACTTATTTACATAGAATTGGTAGGTCAGGTAGATGGGGTAGAAAAGGTGTTGCTATTAACTTTTTAACAAAGTATGATGGAGCAAGGTTAAAGTATTTTGAGGAATATTATAATACTCAAATTATTGAATTGCCATCAGATTATGCAAATCATTTGGGACAATAATTAATTTATTAATAAAAATTTTCAAATTCGTAATATTTATAAGTCTTTTTTCTTTAAAACTTATAAATGATAACAACAGTTTATGATAATTTTAAATTACCAATTCAATATAATAAAGAAACTAGGAAAATTTTAGATAATTTAGATGCTGATTTAGAATTAACAAAAAAAAATGTAGGTAGTGAAATTTCTGTTTATGAAAAAATTATACAACCAGAAACATGTTTTGGTAATGAATGTATAGTACCATTTTCAAAATTTTACACAAGCGATATTGAATATATTCAAGATACACAAAATATATGTAAAAATATTACTTCAATTAATATTGATAAACCTGTTATCGAAGATACTTGGAAAAACTATGATAGTATAAAAAATGATGCTGATTTTTTAGATAAATATCAATACATTGATTGGACATATTTTAAATGGTTAAATACTATTAGTTTTTTTTTGCTTGTTCTTAGTCTTTATAACTTATCTTCTCCTCTATTTAATCTTTTATCTCCACTTTTTGTCTTAATAGTTCCTTTTTTTATGCTTAAATTTATGGGTATACCTGTTACAATGAATTCTTATTATGGTGTTTTACTTCAACAGTTGAAAAAACATGCTATTGGACAATTATTTACTCAATGGAATAATGTTGATGCAACCAAAAAAATTTATTTATTATTTTGTTTTGGAATGTATTTCTATAATATTTATCAAAATATGGTTTCATGTAGAAGATTTTATAGAAATTCACATCATATTACTAAGACATTTAATCAAATTAAAAATTATTTAGATTATACTATTGAAAATATGGAATACTTTTCAAAAATAATTCAACCACATAAAACATATGAATCATTTAAAAATAATTTAGATGAAAATAAAGAAAAGTTGATTTCATATTATAATGATTTTAATTCAATCCCTGATAAAGTTGTTTCTTTGAAAAATATACCATATTTGGGTAAAACTATGAAGAGTTTTTATACTATTTATAGTTCCTCAGATTTTCATTCAACTTTAGAATATTCATTCGCATTTAATGGTTACTTAGATGTTTTAAAAGGTATTAATAATAAAATCAATAGTAAAGTAATTAATCCTATTAAATTATTAAAAAATAATAAATCAAAACTAGAATTTAATGATTTTTATCATCCTTTGATTGACAAAAAACCTGTCAAAAATTATATTAATCTTAAAAAAAATAAAATTATCACTGGACCAAATGCATCTGGTAAAACAACATTACTCAAATCTTCCATTATTAATATACTTATTTGTCAACAGTTTGGTTACGGATTCTTCAGTTCTGGTAAAATGACAACATTTCATAATATTTACTGTTATATGAATATACCTGATACTAATGGTAGAGACTCATTATTTCAAGCCGAAGCCAGAAGGTGTTTAGAAATATTAAGAAAAATGGATGAAAGAAAAAATGAAAGACATTTTGCGGTATTTGATGAATTATATTCTGGTACAAATCCTTACGAAGCTATTAGTAGTGCATATTCATACTTGAATTATATTTCAAAAAATAAAAATATTAAATTTATTTTAACTACACACTTTATTAAATTATGTGAATTATTAAAGGAAAACAAAAAAGTTCAAAATTGTTGTATGGATACTATTGTTTATAAAGATAATCCACAATATAAATACAAGATTATTAAAGGTATATCAAAAATAAAGGGCGGTGTTTGTGTTCTTAAAAATTTAAATTATCCAGATGATATAATTAAAAACACAAAAGCTATTTTAGAAACTATATAGTTCGTATAATAATCATTATTTTATTCTTTTAATTTAATAATGAGAGAATTAATTTTTAGTCTCGGTATTACTCTTCTAACAAGTACACTTATATTTGTATACTTTAGAAATAAACATAACACTTTAGATAATAAAGTAAGTTTGGTTTTTAAAACTATTCAGGAACACAATGAAAAAATGCAACAAGCCGCTGAAGAAGAAATGCAAAGAATGGCTGAATTTCAGAGACATCAACAAATGATGGGTGGAGATTTACGTCAAGAACAAGTTGAACATGTTTCTGAAAATTCTTCACATCAAAATAACTTGATTGATGTATCAGATAATGAAAATAATAATAATTTTGATTCTGATGATTCTGATGATTCTGATGATTCTGATGATGATGAAAATAAGGATGAAAATAAGGATGAAAATAAGGATGAAAATGATGATGAAAATGATGATGATTTAGAAGTTTTAGAATCTATAGATTTAGAAAAAACCAAACAAATAGAAATTTCATTATTACCCGAAACTGATTACACAAAAATAACAAAATCAAAACTTAAGGATATGTGTGGAGAAAGGTCGATTGATTTCAAATCTAATTTTAATAAAGGTAAATTAATTCAGTTGTTGATTGATAATGATAATAGTAACAAATTAAATTTGGAATAAATTTTATCTTTTAATATATTAAAATGAGTTGGTCAACATGCTATAATGGAAGTAATCCTATTCATAAGAATTCACCACCTTTAATGTCTGATGGAAGACTTTTTACACAATTAGACCCTAATTGTGAAGAAAATGATAGACTTCAAAAATCATTACAAATCCAAAATAATTATGATTACAGACAATATTTAATAAAAAATGCTGAATCGTTGATGAATAAAAATAGAATGTCATGCTTTATGTTAAATAATAATTTTAGACTCGGTGAATCCAACGATGTTCCTCGTAATAAATATATCTTTAATGGTGTACATGATAACAACCAACCTTTCGGTTATGAACAATCTGATTTGAAAAATTTATATTTATCTAGACAACAACTTGACGCAAAGAAAAAAGCTCCTATTGTTAGATTAAAATAAAGTATTTAAACTTAATATATTTGTTATAAGTATGAATATATTAAGCATAGACGTTGGTATTAAACATTTAGCATATTGTATATTATGTGTTAACAAAGATAAAACATATACAATTTCCAATTGGGATGTATTGGATTTATGTAACACTAAAACTTATATTTGTGGTTGTACACAAAAAAATAAAAAAAAATGTACAAACAATGCAAAATTCAAGAAAAATGGAATACTATATTGTAAAAAACATGCAAAGAACAGTGGTTTTAAGATTCCTACAATTGAACTTAGTGAAAAGAAAATAAAAAAATGTACAATCCCCAAATTAAAAACACTTATTCAAAAGTATAATATACCTTTTTCTTTTATTAAACCACATAAGGATACCTTTAAAACACAAATGATTAATAATATCATTGAAGAAGTCAATGTAAAATACTTAGAAAATATAAATAAAACAAATTGTAATGCTGCATCTTTTCGCATGGTTGAATTAGGTATTAACCTTAAGAAAAAATTTAATGATTGTTTGGATTATACAAAAATACATAAGCTTGCTATTGAAAACCAAATAGGTCCTATTGCTTTACGTATGAAATGTCTTCAAGGAATGATTATGCAACATTTTATAGAAAATGGTATAAATGATATTAGCGAAGTATCTTCACGTAATAAACTCAAAGAATATTTAAACGGTAAAAAGACAAAATATAGTGAGCGTAAAAAAATTAGTATACAAGTAACTAGGGATTTAATAACCAAAAATAAAGAATTAAATATTTGGTTAGATGAGTTCAATAAAAGTAAAAAGAAAGACGATTTAGCTGATTGTTATTTACAAGGTTTATGGTACATTAAGAATAAAATATCTTTTTAAGAAACAATAATTAAAAAAAATATATAAATATAAATTAATTTATCAATCTATAAAAATGGATGATTCAATAGCTAGTCGTATAAAAAAACGAGTAAAAGAACATGCACGTCATGGAAGAGTCGGTGGGACAGAACATAAAAAACTTGTTGAAAAAAGAAGGAAAGAAGTTGAAAAAAGAAAAAAATTAAAAAATATGAAAATGGAGTGCTGACGACCAAAGAAATAATTTAATTTTTAACTTTATTTCACAAATATGACGCAATCATTTGAAATTTAAAAGAATGATAGCTGATTGTGAAAAATAAAATCTAAAGATAATTTATTATGGAAAAGAAAGAATTTGACCAACCAAACACTATAGAAACAGTACAAGAGGGATATTATGACGCAATGGGATTTGGTCCCAGAGATTCTCGTACGCATAATTCAGTACATATAACTCAAGAAGAAATTAATAATGGAGATTGGGCTGATGTTCAACTTATTCGATATCCAGAAGATAATATTGGAAGTTTGCATCTAAATGGACAAAAAATAGATAGTGATAGAAATCCTATTAACAAACAGTCTGCAGGAAGAAAGAAAAAACGGAAAAGAAAGAAAAGAAGAACAAGAAGGAGAATAAAGAGAAAAAAATCATTCTCAAAGAAGCGTAAATCTAAAAAAAGAAGACGCACTAAAAGGAAAAAGAAATAAATAAAATATATTTTTTTATTTAAATATATATTTTATGCGTAATACTTAAAATTAAATGTTCTTATTTAAAATATAATGGAAGAAATCAGATTAGACGTCAAAACTTTAGACACACCCAAATTAACTGTTAGTGAAAAAAATGATTCTGGTACTATTAAGATAAGTGGTGTTCCAGAAAATGTATCAAAAAAATCTGTTAATTTTGGTCCAGGTTTAGATTTGTTAATGAATCCACATAAAAATAAATCAAGGCCTAATAGTCCTGCATCTGAAATTAATTTAAGCGATATTAGTAATTTAGATAAAGTTTTAAATAAAAATTTAAAAAGTCCAAGAGAAATGAGAGATAAAGTATTTAGTACTGGATTTTCTGCCCCTCCTTCAACACCTGAATTATCTGCTACAAATAATTTAAAAATGAGTGAACCAATTAAACTTAAATTAAATGAACAAGGAAGTAAATTAGGAGAAAGTTCTAATAATTTAGAAGGAAAAAGCAGTACATGGGATGGTATGAATAAATTTAATAATATTCCGGTTGACCCGAATTTAAATGTACCTGAAAAACCAAAAATGACCAATGAAGAATTATTAAAAGAAAAATTTATTTATTTAAGAAAATTGGAAGCTTTAGAAAAGCAAGGTATTACATTAAGTAAAAAATATGGAATGGAATCTAGTTTAGAGGAAATGAAAGGTGAATTTGAAATGATTAAAGCAGAAAAAGAAAAAAAGAGCAGTTGTAAATTTCAAGCTAAAATGCTTATGGCAGCTGTATCTGGGTTAGAATTTTTAAATCAGAAATTTGACCCGTTTGACCTAAAATTAGATGGATGGGCTGAATCGGTTCATGAAAATGTTGAAGATTATGATGATGTTTTTGGTGAATTACATGAAAAGTATGGTGGTAAAACTAAAATGGCACCAGAACTTAAATTATTGTTTATGTTAGGTGGTAGTGGTTTTATGTTACATATGACAAATACTATGTTTAAATCTTCTGTACCAGGTATGGATGATATTATGAGACAAAATCCGGAGTTAATGCAACAATTTACACAAGCAGCTGTAAGTAGTATGGGACAAAATAATCCTGGATTTGGTAACTTTATGTCTGGTGTTATGGGTGGAGGCCCACCTGGCGCACCTATGGGAGGTGGACCACCAATGCCTATACCACCTAGAGTATCATCAAATATGAATGGATCTAGACCAGATATTAATATTGCAAGAGGAAACCCAGTAAAAAGTAGAAGACCAGAAATGAAAGGACCGAGTGGAGATGTAAATTCGTTATTAGCTGGATTAAAAACAAAAAATGTAAATATTGGGCAAAAAGATTCAAGTAGTACTGTAAGTATTAGTGAATTAAAAGAAATGAATTTAGGAATAGACCAACCAAAAAAATCTCGTCGTAAAAAAAGTGAAAGAAATACTGTAAGCTTACAACTTTAAATTTTATATATTATTTTATTTAAATATAATATATGTTTACTCGTATTTTTGGAACTACATTTAAGAAATTAGATTTTATAAAATCCTTTTTTATTTTATTATTAGCTGTTTCTGGAAATTTTATTGGTGAAACATTATCATGTCAAACACGAAGATTATTGAATAATATGATAGCCAAAGATGTATTAATATTTGCATTATTATACTTTGGTTTAGATTTAATGGATGATGAGAGTAATAAACCACATCCCATTGAACGATTAAAACAAACATTCTTCGTTTGGTTATTTTACAGTATGTTTACTAGAATGACTATTGGACCAACTATAGTTGCTTTCATTTTACTTTGTTCATATTATATTGTATTAGACCTTATTAAATATCATAAAAGTAATGATAATGAAGAATATGCGAAAAAATTAGAATATATTAATAAAAATATAATGAAAACATCAATAGGTGTTATAACTGTGGGATTTATTTTATATTTTTTAAAACAAAGAAATGATTATGGAAATAAATTTAATTTTTTTACATTTTTTAAAGGAGTAATTAAGTGTAAAAATAATTAAGTATTTTTTAGTACCCATTTTTTTCTTTCTGTAATATATTTTTTACATTTACAAAATAAAAAATATAATATTATTTTATAATTATTACACATATGTCACTTGACTTAAATTCAGTAAAATTTAACTTATTAAAAACACAAAATGAAGTCAAACAATTTTATAAAAAGTATCATACAGATATTAAAAAATTAGATAAAAAACCATTT